CCCGGGGGTTATATATGCTAGCCTTACACCCCTCCCCATCAGCGGGTGGTAGCCAGGGTGAGCCGAGCCGGAGCTAAGCAGAACAACCCCGATGCCAGCACCCTGTCGGTATCGCGCAGATGCTGAATAGCCGTTGGTGAGTGCAGTCAAACCCTCAGCGACCGCCCGAAGCTAAGATCGCGAAAAAGCCGCCCAGAATCGATTCTGCGGTGTTACCCGAAGAAGTATAGGGGTATCGGAACAAAATTGAATCTAGGCGGCAAATAGCGCGTCTGAGAGGGAATGAACGAGCGAGCGATGTAACGGCGTGTGCGTTTCGTTCAGCGTCGTGGTGAAAAGTTCAAAATTGAACTTGATATTGAACTTGATATTGAACTTTTTATTTAATACTTTTGGGATCGTCCGTTCCGCGGGTGCTGACATAATGTCTGTTTTAATATGTGTAACTTTTGTTACTTAGTTAATTAAAGCTCCCTTTAGTTAATTATTCGACTTGGCAATTCAGAAAACCAACACGGAATATCTTTTAATTTTGACCAAACAAATTTGCCTAAATTATATCCTCCTAATTCAGTGTGGTGAATCTGGTCCGCGATGTAAAGATTACTAGTATCCATTCTTGCAAAGCCAAACCCACTATGTTCCCCCATAGGAATATAGTGGACGCTGTTCAATTTACATACTTCTTCAATCGCTTTCCATTGGTCGTATTTTGTGTGTTTATCACTGCCAAAAGTTTTATCTGGTGTGTATTTATCACCTGGATTACCATATTCATATCTTGCACTTGTTGAAGAAATAACAACAATTTGAGCGTTTGTATTGGCTTGTAAATATCTAATACATTGATTCAACGCTCCACAATATGTATCATCACCAGTATCGTAAATAGTTCCAAGTACAGTGAGTGTATCATTTGCACCAGTTTCTAAAGTTATTAAATCAGCGTTAAGTTTTCCATCTGTTGTGTTCATAATAGCTTTTCTAATATTACCATTACTAGCAACTAGTCCACCACCACTAATAGCTTTATTTACTAAATTCATTCCACTGAATTTTTTAACATACTTAGGATATTTACCCTCATTATCAATATTAGTCAACGATGTTCCATAAGCATACCACGTTTTTCCATACCATTGATTTTCTAAGTCTAATGATAAGATGTTATGTAAATATTCACTTGTTAAATATGGTATATATTGTTTTGGTTTAATATTTTTTGTCAACATATAATCATATACGGATGAATCACTAACAGGAACTCTAATGTATTTAATTCGTGGGTCATTAGGTATATAGAAACCGTCATTTTTAGTAAAATCTTTAGTGTCAAAAGCGCCTAAAAATTCTTTATTTTTGTCATATACACTTATTGCAAGCTGGTTATAAGGGCGAATATTATTATTATAGAATCTGAAAATACAGTCTGATTTATTAATATCAATATAATTGTATAAATTAAATGTTGAATTTGTTTCTAAATGGCATTTATTAGCATCATAATAGCCATATGCATTTGTAGTTACATTTGCATTAATTGCCTGATATCCTTTTGAATAATCACTTGAATTTATATCAAATTCATTAATTGTTAATTGACCTTTTAATAACAAATCTAATAAATTTGTTTTAAAAGTTTCAATACCACTGCTATCTAGAAAACCAATATATTGTTTAGGAATTATATTAATAGAAAGGACTATATTATCAAGTTGAGAATCAGATACTGGAACTCTTACATATTTAATTCTGTCATCTTTAGGAATTGTTGCATTACCTGTAGCATTAAAAACACCTAATAATATTTTATTTTCATCATATGCAGCCATTGACATTTTAGAAAAGTTGTTAAGTTTTCCAGCGGTAAATCTATAAATAATATCTCCTTGTTTTACAGGTATAAAGTTATATAAATTATATTCCGTATTTGTAATTAATACAGTGTCATCGGCATCATAATAGCCGAAACTATTTTCAAAAGCACCCTCTGCAACTTGATGAAAACCTTTTAAATAATCTAAGCTATCTTTATCAAACATATTTACAGTTAATTGACCAGAATGTAAATATTCATCTCTGTTAACTAAATTTTCCGTTAGTGAATTAATTTTATCTCCCGTAACTTTAGAATCTGCGGCGGCATTTTCTATTGTCAACGACTTATCAATCGGAGGATTTGATGGATTTGTAATGTTCGCTGTGAGCCATTTATTTACACTGTCAATGACAGATGGTTTTATGACATTAAGTAAAGCGCCGGACTCAACCATTTTATCAAGTTTCCTGTCAATCTCCGTCTGAAGATCAAGGTTTTCAAAGTACGTGTTAACATAGTGCTGTAACTGAATATACGCCGTATGGAGCTGTATAACGTCTGTATGAAGTGTGTCCACATCATGCATTGTTTTGTTGAGATAGTCAACTACTTTGCAGAGTAACTCATAATAACTCAGTGAGTCATCGTACACGAGTGGCATAACTTTCTGGCACCAATAACGAAACGGTGTGAGTTCCGTGTATTCTCCTAAGGTTGGTGTATAATTTGCGCTCATATTTATCTCCTTTCTACCAGATCATAATAAACAGATCTTTTAATTCATTAATAATCATGCTATCAATGTTGATTATGGTTTCGCGGTATTCCATTACCATTTTCTGGTATGTCTGCCCATTGCGTTTTCCTTTTACTGACTCCGTGTAATGTTCCGTGTTGCCGAATGAGCCGGTGTTGGATGCCTGAGCAGTACTAGCGTTCGTCTGCGTTCCGGTGTTGGTCTGCGTTGCTTTACCCTCTGTCAACGTTGCGTTGGTAAGATAATTGCCATTTTCAACACCTGCCAAAGCACCCTGTGGTGTGTCACTGTACAGATTCTTTCCATTGTCGGTCGAATCCGTTTTGAAGTTATCAGAGCGCGTGTTGTTGCTGTTGGAATCTGTCTGCCCCTGCGTTGTTCCCTCTGCGTTTCGGTCATGCACCGTCTTGTAATCAACGTCAATGAGTGGATCGTATTTCAGTGCCGCAGATTGGTACAGCTGGTTATAGTACGGCATGATTTCTGCCATGCGTTCATTTAACCAAAGTTTCCATAAAGCACTGGTTTCTGCACATATTTCTCGCATATAATAATGACGTAAGATTTTTGTACAGAGTTCTTCACGGTGGCTTTCTTCAAAGATCGGAAAGTTTTCGAAGATTTTAGACCATGCCGCGGAAATCACAGCATTCACACCGGAAAGACCCGTGCTTTCTGTCTTTCCTGCCGCCTGTTCGCAGATAAAACGAACCTCTGTTGTGTATTTACTCATCTTCACCACCCTCTTCATCATATGTTTCAAGTGAAAGATATGGAATATTCGGAATTTCTGTATCCTCGCGGTAATACGGCTTGATATTGGTACCAAACATGGCGTTAATTTTATCTGCCGCCTGTTTTCTGGCTTCAAGACCCGAAAATCGGCTTGCAATGGTTCCGCCCTGTGTGCGTGTAACCTCGTCTGATATCATTCTTTCCTTTTTCTGCGTGTTGACGTTGGAAATCCCGAGTCTTGTGAGCGCTTCGTTCCAATACTGCGTTTTCAGCTGATAAAGCTTGTCTGCGACATAAGGCGCGCCTGTTGACATTACGCGTAAAGCTTGTGGATCTAAGTCTGTATCACCGTAAATAACAGGAGAATTGCCATCATACTGCGCATAGATATTGAGCAAAGTAAGTCTCTGCTTTTCGGTCGCACGAACCAGCACGGGTGTTTTCTGAGCATTCGCATTGACAGCTATAATCCGGTCAAGATTGTACATCTGGCGTGCGAATAACGTTGCTGTATCGTAGTCATTGGATCGTAACAGGTTATTCCAGATAATTACACTGTTCTTGTCATTGAGCTGATAATTTGCATTGTTGTAACGGCTGTAACCTCTGCGTTGCACTGGCTCCCCGTACACGTTAAAACGTCCACCAGGCATGCAGGATAAACACAAGTTTTCGTCTAGCTCCGCATCGTTAAAATATACGGCACACCCGTTCAGAAAAAGTTCTGTTTCCAAGTAACGCACATCAACGGACGGCGGCATGTTTTCCCATCCAAAACGGGAAATTGCCAACTCTGTAAACATTTTCAGATACAGGTTGAATGTGCGATTATTCACCGATGCTGATTCTTCAAAATCTGTTTTTCGTTTTCCCATGCTTCCCCTTTCTTTCTAATGGCGGTTGTCTACGGAATAATTGCCGATTTCATCGGGATTCTTCCAGAACGTGACACCGCGGTCGAAAATATTTCTGATTGCATTAGCATCTGAATTCGGAATGGAACCGTAAAGCTCACACCCGGCTGTCTTGATATAGGTGTAGTGAGAACGAGCAGATCTGTCTGGAACCATGATTTTATTCTGTGCATACCCGAACATCGTGAAGAAGTCATCAATCATTTTTGCGTACTGTGCGTTGACGCACATACGGGATACGAAAAAGTTTTTCTGTCCACTTGCAACGTCAATGTTGCCATTGGAAATGGATCCTTTCGTGATGTCTGCACTTAAGGACGCTTGATATCCATGGTTGACCAGTTCCGCCACACCGCCGAGTGCGGTTCCTAACAGATTTCCGCCGACTGCACCGCCAGTTGCCGCCATGCTGATCGCACCTGCACCCATTTTCGTAAGATTTTCAACGATTGGGGCGGTATTCTGTGCTAACCATGCCTTGAATGCATCCGTATTCCAGCTACACTGTGGATACCCGGATAATACAAGCGATTCTGAGTTGTACCGTCCAGTTACGTTTTTGTAGTTCATTGGTCTAAGAGCTATTTGTACGGGCATGGTAAGCGGAATATCAATTGTAAATTGCGGCATCCGGTTTTTGAAAAACTCATATCGGTACGTTGCGCTTGATGTGCCAGCGTACACGTTGAAAAAGTTGTACGGGTACGTATACATTTTAAGGTTTTTCGGCTCGTAACCATCAATCGTATCGGAAACACCTACAATGTGGAAATTCAGTTCGCGCGATAATGCTGATACCTGGTATGTGATTTTTTCGCCATTGGTCGAAATGGATGTTCCACCAGCACAAAGAGCAGGTGCCATGTATATGGCAACGATGCTTTCCGGACTTTTAGCATAGCTGTCAAGTTTGGTTTTGAGTGCTGTTATACCATCATGATCCGTGTTGTAAGCAAAAATAGATACACCGCCATAAATGCCATCGTACATAGTCCCCTCGGGTGCTTCGTTTTCGTCCGATAGCATCAGGTATATGGCGAGTGGATCCAGATCCTGAGACGCTTTTTCATATCCCATGCACACATATTCTCCGGTCGCTACGGGTTCTGGAAGAATATTTTTTCCGATCACATCGTCCTTTTCGTGCTGTCGCTCTACGAAACACTCTTGTAACACGTAGTCAAATAACCATGTCTGCATGACATCCAGCTGGTACGAGACGATGGATGTATTATTGTTGACGTACTCGACATTGGTCACAAAGGCGTAAAACCATTTATTTCCGTAAGCCGAGTTTCGGAACATCATATAATTGACATCATATAAGTTATCGGAAAGGATCCCAACACGAAGACTTCCGGCCGTGTGCCGCTGGTATGAGTACCGGTCAAGATTATACTTGTTTTTGCTGATAAAATACTGGCTCTGTGCGTCTCTGCTTTTGAAAAGCAAGGTGTGCCGCCCGTCTGGATCAAGCGGCACCCCCGAAAGCAAATAGACGTTTGTTTGTGGTGTGATGTATGCCATGTTATACACCCCTTTTCAAATGGAATGTTTTGAAAAACAGATCAAGCCTGTTTATTCATGGTAACCGTTGCGCCTACTGCACTCTCGGCGTTGATGGTTTCTACCGTGTCATACACTGTATCGCCGACTTTCATTTTGAGAATGAGTGTTTTTGATGCACTGGTTCCAGGAATCATCACAGCACCGTAAGGTAACACGGCGATACCGTCCGTGGTTGCCTGTTCGGTCTGGATAAACTGATAGTTGCCCGGGGTAAGGGTTGCAGCATCGTCCTGCACGCCGAGTGTAAACACGGTTGCTACGGAAGATGTGTCTTTTCCGGTGATCTCGACGGTATACGATGCTTTTGGAGCAACCGTTGCATCACTGTCGACAAAGGTTACAGCATTAGCAAACGGGGAAACGGAAACCGTTTTCCAGACATGGTAGAAGTAATTCCAGTATAAGCCGCTTGCAACGTATTTTTCGGTGAATTTGTTGTTGTTATCGTAAACCTGGAACCAATCCTCATCAACGACAAATGCCTTAACATGCTTCATCTGTGCAAGCTCTTCTGGTGTTACCTCTTCCAGACCATCGGAATTTTCACGGATGACAGCAAAACGGTCATTGTCGAAATCGGCAAAATCATCAATCAAGTACAGAGACGCTAAGAAGTTAGTCTTATCCATGTTGAACGCCGCCGCCAGTACATCGACATCAAACTGTCCATTGTACCAGGAATCCATGAAAATGATCTGTCGTTCGCGCGGCGTGTTGTTTTTCACGTGGTCCTCGTTGTATTTGCTCTTCATAAAGGTGAGATCGTTACTGATACCGCGATACAGTGCCGCGTGTTTTTTCAGATCGTCACCTGCTGGTAACTGCATTTCAGTTGTCTTGCCATGGGAAATCTGTTTGATGATAAGGTATTTGAAAAGCAGATACTCGTCATACTCCGCCGCGGTATAAACACTGTCGACGATTTTCGCGATGAGATTCTGCACACCATCCTCAGTGTTAAAGGCTAACTTCAGATCCTCATCCTGGATGGTAACAGGATACATCGCGCGCCAGTTCATCACGTGGAACGCGGAACGAACGTCTGGAATCGTTCTCTTAAACTCCCGAGCGGCACCCTTTTCCGGCGTGTAATCCACGCACTGTGCAAGGTTGACGAAAATTTCCTCGATGGTTTCACCGAATCCAAGATATCCTTTTTTCAGACGTGCATACGGGTTGTTAAAAGTTGCTGATTTGACACGTACCAGTCCAATGCGGTTAATCAGTGCATTTAAAAACTGGTTGGAAAATGCCGGGGTTCCGAAAATAACCTCACCGACATGCGGGATGTCTGCGGCTTTCGCTACAAGCGGCACGTTCTTCTGGTAGTCGTATCCTGCATACTGCCGAATGGAATTCATGATATCCATCGTGCTAGCCTGTAATGTGGATTTTGCAATTCTTTTTGCCATTTTCTTCTATCCTCTCTTTCTACTCATTGACGAAAAGCTCGTCAAAGGTTTTTACTTTAATTTCCTCATCCTCCGTATCGTCTGTTTGGTTAATTGCACCGGAATCCGGTGTGCCACACTCAAAACGATCGCGATAGCGTTTCCGCCAGGCGGCATCATTCTCATGATATCTGCGTTCCCATTCGTCTGCGTCTGAATGGTCTGCAATGGCATCATAGGTATCTGCCACATCTTCCATAATGGAAACATCGGCATCCTCTCCAAGTGATTCATTCAGTCGTTTCATGAGATCCTCTCTTGATAAGACAGCCATACGTTCACCCCCTTTTCATATATAACCACCATTTCCATTTTTTCTTTTTCGCTGGCTTTGGCGGCTCCGGCGGGATCATGCCGGAAAACCATCTGTAAACCATAACAGCATTGTTGAGACGTTCCATGTCCGATAGATAGCGGTTTCCCTTGATCCAATCCAGGATGGTTTCATCTGCAAAATGCAATGTAATAAAATCGTAACATTCTTTCGCTTTTTCCTGCCGGATACCAAGTGATCCGTCATCGCTGATCCCCTCCCACCCTTTCATCCAGGCACGTGTAAGTTCGTCCAGATCGGTGGATGTTGCGTGCAGAAAATCAGACAGGGAACCATATCCAGTACCGGGTGAGTACCAAACGTTTTCGTGTATCAAAAACGATAACTGCCCATTTCCATCGTCTCGCTGATACCCGTTAGCATCCAGCCATTGAAACAGGTCTGTTCTCCGGTGAACATCCTCGTTATCCGTCCATTGCCCCAATCCATAACCAGGTGATCCTACGGTCGCATTCTGCCACAATCCAGGATTGACGGTTGACTCTTGCCAAAAGTTTCCGCAGATCGCGGCGATAACATACGTTGACACGTTAAGACCGGACGCGCCGGATCCATAGCGGAAACACCGTGTCCAGGCGGATGGCGTGGAATCAAAACTGTTGATACTCACCTGGTCGGCTAATGGCGCTTCATCCGTGTGCGCGCCCATCGTCCGCCTGCCCTGGTAGACAAATTCCGTGTGCCCGGATCTCCACAAGATATCTGCGGGTTTCCATTCTCCGGAAACATCAACCTCATGGAATCCAAGTGCTGGTAGGTAATCGCACATATCCGAAGTAGTCCAAGCGTATGGCCCGTATACGCTTGCGACCGGAAATCCTGCGTTTTTCAACGCATAAAAGATAAAGGAACTACAGTCATAATATACAATTCCGTTATGCGTCTGCCCCTCCCGATACTCTTGAGAATAACCAACATTCGGAAGATTGCAGGTATTGACAGACCAGTTCCAAGCGGTGTTGATGTTACTCATCTTACAAGAAAGTCCTTGTGACAGAATCCGGTGTACTGCACGTTACCCACTACAGCAACGACAAGATACCACTCTTTCGTATAGTATCCATAGTTCCTAACACTGGCACCCTTAGGCAAAACGCCGAGACTTCTATACCCCGTGCCAGCTCCATCCCGGATATGGAGACGGTCGGTTGTTCTGTACGCTCCAGCTTTTGCCCTGTCGAACGATGCCGCGCTTTTGGAACATGTCTTTTTGACTAAGGTTTTACCCCCAGCTGAACTGCCAGCATACCTAAGGTGATACCCCCAGCCATACTGCGGCGTGTAAAAAGAGCGCGTGCAGATTTCCCTGCCAGTCTGATCCCCGGTTTTACCGCCAGTGATATCATTTTTTTCGTTGATGCTGGCATGCACGATAGATGACGCGTCAATCGACATGACTACATGATGGCCAGGCGTGATATGGATATCTCCTTTTTTATAAGGCGGCTTGCAGTCAACGAAACCAGCGGCGCGCAACTGCGGGACGAGGTTTCTTGTCGTGGAATACGGTGAGACAGGAAATCCTGCGTTGTGAAGAGCTGTTCCAGCAAAAGAGGAACAATCATAGTCGGGACCGTTCCGGTGCTCCTGGTCGTAGCCGTGTGAATCATCGCGAGCGATGCCGACCGCCCAAGAAACTGCTTTGTTCAGATCACCCATTATTCATACCTCCTAAGTGATTGCAAAGGGAATTAATCGCCGATGTGTTTGCTTCAATGCTCTTTCTAAGCTCAGCGACTTCTGCCTTATGCATCTCGTTATCTTCCGCGCGCCGATCCTCTGTTTTCAGATGATCCCAGAAAAGAACGCCGCAACAAACGATAGGAAAACCGTATTGACTGATAAACTGCCCAATCTGTGTAAAATCCATGCTTTTCACCTCTTTCTTTTATTGATACCTTTATTGTATCATTGCCGCTTGACTAATGCAATAAAAACATCTATAATATTTATAAAAATGCAAGAACTGTGGAAACAGTGTAAAAGGGGTGGAAAACATGGATAAACCAAAATATTATGATGGTACAAAATTGTTATCCTTAAAAGATCTGAATGGTAACACGCCGGAATTATATCTTGTAACAACGAACCGAACCGGTGGAAAAACCACGTACTTCGGACGGCTGATGGTTCGCCGGTTTAAGCAGAAAGGGGAAAAATTCGCACTTCTGTACCGATTCAATTACGAGCTGGATAACATCGCAGATAAATTCTTCAAGGACATCGGATCCCTGTTCTTTCCGGGCGATGAGATGACATCAGAGCGAAAAGCAAACGGCATCTATCACGAACTCTTTCTGAACGGGGAATCCTGCGGTTACGGTATCACATTAAACAGTGCAGATCAGATCAAAAAGAACAGCCACTTGTTTTCCGATGTTTCCAGTATTCTTTTTGATGAATTTCAGTCAGAAACAAACCATTATTGTACAGACGAATGCACAAAATTTTACAGCGTGTATTCTTCCATTGCAAGAGGCCAAGGAAAACAGCACCGATACGTTCCCGTTTACATGTTGGGAAACCCGGTTACACTGCTCAATCCCTATTACACGACTTTGCAGATTGGAGCACGACTTCGGGATGACACTAAGTTTTTACGCGGAAATGGTTGGGTGTTAGAGCAGGGTTTTGTACAGTCCGCCGCCGATGCACAAAAAGAATCCGGCATCTTCCAGGCGTTCGCAGGAACGCAGTATGCGGCATACGCGACAGAGGGCGTGTATCTAAATGATAACAAGGCGTTTATTGAACGTCCAACCGGCAAGTGCAGGTATCTGTCCACGCTGAAATATAATGGAAAAGATTACGCGATCAAAGAGTTTTACAGAGAGGGTATCATTTATGTTGATGATAAGCCGGATCTCGATGACCCACATCGGCTAACAGTCACAACAGCCGATCACGAGGTCAACTATGTGATGCTGAAAAGAAATGACATGTTCCTAAACAACATGCGGTGGTTATTTGAGCGCGGCGCGTTCCGATTCAAGGATCTGCACTGTAAAAAAGCACTGATATCGGCACTCTCCTATACAAAATAACTTAGGTATCCACACGTGTTTCCGTGCATGACGGGAAATCGGTTGCCCGGTTGAAAGATACCGCCGATGCCGTACTTCTACAAGGCATGTAGGCGTGTTCGGTTCATGTGTTTGTGATATAAGAAAAAACCCGCAGATACAGAAGTGTTTTATTTGCTTCTGCCTGCGGGGTTTCTTTATTCGGGCAAGATATCATTTGTTCCTATCAACATAGTAGTGCGAAACTTTTCGACTGCCATTTTTCCGATCTTCAAGCCATTCACATACATGATCCGTGCATCCTCGGAAACATTGTTCGTCCGTCTTAAGATCATAGATGACAATATTAGTTATCACGCAATTTTTCAGCATATCTTTTACCCTGTTTCCAGCAACGTCCACGAAAATACGCTCTATTTCTCTGCCAACAATGGCATCATAGTCAAAATCACGGTTAGTTACCTGTGCATCATAACTTTTTCGCCAGCAACAACTCGGACATCAACATCTTCTACTGCTTCGTATAAAACACCAAAAGTCATGCTCGGTTACCCCCTTATTTTCACATAAATCTTGTCATTGTGGGACGTAAATCCCGTAACAGTTGCCTGCAGAGCACGGTAAGCACCGTTACTCAAAATAAAGATAGCATCATCCGTTTCACCAGCGTAAACGAGTACGTGATATCTTTCCATGTTGATGATAACACGTTCCGTCTTGCATACACGCAAAAAGTCAATTAATTTCATAACAAGCCCCCTTGATTTTAAAAGTCGTTTCCATCAATAGTGTACCACCCTCAATGACACGCGGCATCAGCTTTCCCGGTATGGTAAGACCAGGAGCAAAATCAGAAAGCTCCGCTGGTTTTAATGTTCCATCTTCACGAAACAAAAATTCTAACGTTTCACGTGGAACATTGCCGTTTCCGTATGTTTCACGTGAAACATTTTCTGGATGATCCAGCCGCATCGCGAAAAGCATTTTACAGTTTTTCGGCATGCCAGCACATTTTACGTCATACGTTGGCGTGACTTCCTCGCCTTTCCACGTGCCATCTTCCTGCTTACTAAGGTCTGTTTCTACGATATGCTCAATGTACGTTTTCTGCCGCACAAAAATGGCTTTATCCCATCGGCTTTCCATTGCCCAACAGCAGAAATTGACCGGATGGATTGTCACGCCCTGCACCTCATCCGGTGCAAGATCACAATGGATTGAATCCGTATCTGCGTAAATAAAGCCAGGTTTATCATCACCATGAAAATTCTTCTGTGCCGCCCGGATGGTAAAGTTCCGTGCATAGCTTGTTATCGCCGCACCGATCGGAATATAACCAGGTGTTTTATCTCCGCAGGATCTCCGCTCATAGTGTACGATGTTGTCCTCGCCAAGATACGGTATTTTCATGTAACTGTCCGGACGTGTAGCGAATTTTCCGTAAAGGTTGTTCAGAAACAGCTTTGCAAGCTGTCTTTTCGCACCTTTACTTGTCTTTTTAATTTCAGCATACTTGTCAATGTATTCATCAAAAAGTCCAGTGAGAGTAAAAAACCAACAGCCATCCAGGATTTCAAAGTCCTCAACATCGTAATATTCCCGGAAAAGCTCATAGTCCGTGCAGGTCATGGTCATGGTTACGGTCGTTGGTATCGTGTTTCCCTCAGCGTCTTTTACATATTGGTGTGCTATACCGTGTTCGTCAATGTAATCCGATGTTTCCAGTATTTCCGTTCCGCGGTACAACTGGCTGTTTTTGATCTGGATAAAAGGCAGATATCCAGGTTTCAAGTAGAAACGCGTCCGCACGCGAACAAAATAGTAACGCTTTTTCCCAAACTTCGTTGCATCTTCTGGAATGTAGTTTCCGCACCAAAAGACTGGAAGTCCTACGGGGTAATGGTTTCCACTCATGGAGTGCATCATAGATGGATACAGGCTGTTTACATCACAGGTAACACCGCCCCGTCCTTTTCTTATACGCGCTCTTGTCTGCTTTCCGGCTAATTGAACGGCGGCTTTGCGATCTTCTGCCACGTACGTGATGCCAGCTTTTCCCGGTCTTACATAGCACCACCCGCCACGGTATGCTTTTCGTATGTATTCTCCGACATTTGCCGTTCCATAGCTATGTGGATCTTCTTTCGCCTGCTCAATTAGGCGGTCGCTTTTATACAAGTCCGGGAACATGCTGTCGTAGTCCAGTGGCGAAAACTTTCCTGTATTCCAGATGTTTTTGAATTCCGCCATGCAACAAGAGCCGATGGTTAGCTTGTCGTGACCCTCTGAAAACATATACTCGAGTGCGTCTTTCACAACAAGAACGTCATTGGCAATGTATTTCTGCTCTTCCGGTGTGATCTCACATCCTGCATGGCGTATTCCTTTATACTCCATGTTCAGTTTTTTGTGTTTAAGCTGAAAGTCCTTTCCGATCTTGTCAACAGAAAACGGAAGTAGTTTTAAGCTATCTCGTAGTTCCAAAATGTAACCGTTTGCCATTTTGATTGCAATCATGAACCACTGTCCCATCTCTGTTATAATCGGTTTGAAAGTTCCATCTGCCATGTCAGTGTCTTTCTTACTGTATTCATAAGCATTCGTTCCAATCGGCACTCCGTCCAGGCAATAGCCGTTTTTCAGTAGGTAATCAATCCAGAACGACCCGTCAAATTTTAAATTGTGAAAGTATACTCTCACGTGCTCATTCATGCTTTCATAGTACGTAAACAAATCACCGATGCTATGGAAGATCTGAACATCTTCGGTACCGAGTTCCACAGTTGCCGCCGCCCATACTTCTGTCGATGTCTGCCCGTCATATACAGACGTTTCAAAATCTGCTGAAAAGATCCGATTGATTTTTCTTCTATTTCCCACAACCATGTCCCCTTTACCAATCCCAAGGCTCACCCTCGTACGTCTCATCAAAACCGCCATAATCTTCCATTTCCGCCATGGTCCGAAGTCCCCTGTAGGTATCGCCCGTTTCGTTCTCTAAGATATCAATAATTCCCTCGATAGCGTTATAGGCGGTTTCCGTCTGCGAGGAAAAAACAATTTCATCCATTAATCGCTGGATCTCATCCCATTTCGAATCCAGCCGGTACCCAATCCAATTGTGACCGAAATCTAAAGCGCTGTATCCAGCCTTTTCATAGGCTTTCTGTTCGCGCTTTTCCAGATTTCCCCAAACACGCTCACCCTGGTCTACTGCGATCCGTTCCAAGCTGATCTTTAGTCGCCTTAAGTCGCTCTGTATACTTTCAACCAGGCGGTAATGTTCCACAGTACCACCGGAAAGACCGTCAATATAGCTGTCAATCTGATCCATAAGAGAACGCCACATATTTTCATAGGTTAGTGCTCCTGGTAATGGCGGCAACGCACCACGACCGCCGCCTTTCCGACCTTTTCTCTTCCTAGCGCCATCTCTTCTGTTTCTTGCTTTCTTCTCGCGTGCTGTTAAGATCTCACCCGTTTCCTTGTCAAACCAGCGCATGGTCTTTTCGATGCGTTCCGGTGTGAGTCTTTCCAGCTTTTTCACAGCCGCACGCGTAACAATCTCCGGGTGTGTTGGCATCGGCGGTAAATCAATATAGCCAGCCTGTTCTGAGTGGCGTTCATAGTATTTACGAACGCGGTCATATGCTTTCTTATAATCGCGACGAAGTGCTTTCTGTACTTCATTCAGATCTTTTGTTCTTGCTCCGAACTTGTAGTTCACTCTGAGTTTTCCCATAATCTTATTCCCTTTCTGTGTGAATATGTTTCACGTGAAACATACGGAATATGAAAAAGGCTAACCGTTGCTAACGGCTAGCCTTTTGTTCCTGCTCTCCGCTCGTTATTCGAATGGATTATAAGGTGTAGCCTCACCGTATTCCAAGATGTTTACTGCTTTCAAATAAGCAGTGACGCCTGTCTCTCCGTGGAAACGGGTTTCTTTCATTGTGAAAAAGATATCAATAACTCCGCCTTTACCGATTGAAGCAACTTTTCCGATGTCCTCAGTTTCGTGTGCGTTTTCATAAAACTTCGGGGTATAATTTGTGATAGTTTTCAGAAGAGCATTGTCCTCTTTATCGTATTTCAGTGGGATCCAGGACGGCTTTAAGTCCGGAAACTGTTCCGAGATTTTCGACTTGATCTCTTCCACCTGCTCCGGAGATAAAATCACAGATAATGTGGTTTTATTGTTCTCGTCAACTCCTGCATACTTTACAGTTACGTTTTTGATTTTCATGCTTGCCATAATTTTCTTTACCTCTCTTTTTGATTTATTTTTGCTTCATGCACATATGGAGTTTTACGGGCGTATGGATTGCCCGAATCCCGTTGGCACGAATCGAACGCGCCTTTCAGCACCAGCACGGCTATTATGAGAAAGCTCAGAATGTTTTGTAAGGTTTCTTGTTTCCCTTACATGAACCATTATATCACATGTTAGCTGTATGTACTTTCTGTTTTTTCAAAATTTATGAAAGAACTTTCAACGCATTTTTTCATAGAACTTTTCGCCATCTTCATCTTCCAGCGGTCGACTGATCTCATAGAAATACAGTGCCGCAAAAAGAATCAGCAAAGCGCAATCCTTAAAACTCATAACCAATACGCCCCTTTCTCATTTGTATACTTGACTGCCTTGTAATACCCATGAATAAGCAATACGCAACGTTTCCATTTGTAGAGACGCTGATAGCTCCTATATCTTTTCCATGCTGTCTTAGGATCCCTCGATAGCGGTTGGGCGTTATAGTATTCGCCCGTGTCGAATAAAACTGTGTAGGTTTTCATCCATTTTTCCTCCTAACAATCATATGATTGGTCACGCAGTTCTTTTAATCTTTCTTTCATTTCACTTTTTGTCATTTCTTTATCCCCCTTTCGTTATCTTTATCTTTGTTACAAGTATATCTTACCACATCTGGCATATATTGCAATTTCAAATGTTTTAACAATTGTTACAAAAGTATTAAATAAAAAAGTTCAATATCAAGTTCAATATCAAGTTCAATTTTGAACTTTTCACCACGACGCTGAACGAAACGCACACGCCGTTACATCGCTCGCTCGTTCATTC